TCTCACTGATGATCCCCCTGTTGTGGAAGTCATGCAGCGGTTTCACAATCTCTCGGTAGCACCAATTCCTAGTAGGATTGAGTGTAGCGATGAACCACTTAGGACCAACCCGTGGCATCAGCTTATCATCGCCAATATACTCAGTATTCCCACGCAACCGACCCATCAGGTCCATGAAGTCCTTATGACTGAACTCAGGATCTTCCAACTGATCCACAATGATCCAGTCATACGTAGCGGACAACAAGTTGGACTTCGACTCCTCTGTTTCCTTTCCTCGCTGTGCTACGTATCTGAAGTTCACAGTAGTTCCATTCTTTAATACGAGCGTGTTCTCGTCTCGGCTGGGCATACGCTTTATCCAGTGCGTCGGACACCATTGCAAGAACTCTCTCCTTATCGTATCGTTCAGTTTCGGATAAGTAGAGCGTGCGACCAATCCGTTGCACCCTGGATATTCCTTACACAGCTTCAATGCCTTCACACAGGCAGCAGCCGTCTTGCCATTCCCAAACCCACCACCTAGGAACTGCACCTTGGAATACGATCTATGAAAGCGGTCATGCATACCGCCTTCAACAATCTTGTATCTACGACTCACATCATCTTCCCAAGCTGAACACTCGATGCACCTGTAGCAGTGACATACAGCGCACCAGGAGGCACAGCCACTACACTATCAGTAGAAGCAACAATCACCACAGCATTGCCAGCATCCCAAGTATAGGTAGTGCCACCTGGGAACCGTGCATGTGAATACAGACCAGTGCTACCACTGTTACCACTGAGATCCACAATTGCAGGCAGAGCAGTCTTCACACCAGCACTCAATGCCATCGCATATCCAGCAACAAACGCCATCACAGAACTCCCATGTCTATAGTTGGTATGTTCACTTCACTCCGCTTGACATACTCAATGACCAAGCCACCATCAACAGAGTGGCGATGCTCAACAACATCAGCAGGACGATGCCCACTCCTATCAAGAATATCCCGAGCAGCCGCCATTCGGTCTGCACGATTACCTGCTTGCAGCGCATCCACCATAACCGTAGCAGCGTTCTTTGCATTCTTTGCGATAAACTCGCGAACAACATCAGTCTCCGCATCCATAACAGACCGGACAACCGTGTCATACATCTGTGAATACGAGTCACTGCATTTGATCCGCTGCACCTGATCGAGTGTCAGTCCTGTGACCTCGGCAATGCCTTCATCTTCTAATCCAAACATCACATAGCCCATAACCACAGCTATGGCATTCGTAATCCTCGGTGTGTCAGGGAGGTCGCTAACTTTCCTACGTGCTCGGATACTGCCATGTCCGCTAACAACTTCAACAGTATCACTGCGAGGACCAACAATGCGACCACCAGGATACACAACGCTACCATCCGCCAGACGTAGCGGATCATTACTCTGTGCCAGACTCATTTCCGCACCAACCTCGGACTTGCCTTCGCTGCTTCAATCAATGCATCAATGATGCTCTGTGTTGGTGACACACCACGCATAGGCATACCGCCAGTAACAGCACCACGACCAGCAGCAGGCAATGCACCTGTTGGATTAGCACGCAACTGCACATTGGCAGCATCTACTGGTGACACACCGGGAGGCAATCCTCCACCACCTGCAACCATATCAGGAGTAACCTGTGGACCAGGGATCTGTCCTTGTGGAGCAGGAGCAGGAGCAGGCAATGCTTGTGCAGGAGCAGCAAGTTGTGGTGTAGCAGTTGCTCGATCTAGTGCAGCAGTCATCGGATCAGGAGCAGGTAGTGCAGCACCTTGTGGACCAGCAATTGCAGTCGGTGAGACATCCATAACTCTACCAGTCGATGGCATTGCACCACGACCCATAGGCTCAGTCACATCAGGAGGAATTACCTCAGGACCACTAACACCACCACCACCTCGTCTGCCATACGCATCAGCACCAAGTAGCGCACCACCACCAAGTATTGCAGTAGCAAGTGCAGGCAGTATCGAACCATCATTGGAACCAACAGGCTGAGCACTTGTTACCTGATTACCACCACCTGATGGACGTTCAGTATTCGGTGGTCCACTTGGTCTCTCAGGTGTAGGGCTTGCATACTGGCCTCGGGGACCACCTTCTACTTTCCTTGCAGCATTGCCTCGCTGACCAACACCAGGATCATCAACACCATAGTTCCGCAATCCCTCAATGGGATCAGCACCGGCTTGGTCACTGGTCCTAGCATTCCGTGAGAGTGCTGCTTTCACATTGGCAGCATTGTAGTCAAGTCCCTGACTTGCCAGATACTGACGGATCTGTGCTCCTGCACTACTATCTTCTTGGTCTGTGCCTGTAGTGTTTGCCTTAATGGCCATCAGTATGATCCCTTCCCACCACCGCCATTACCAGACAGATCAGCAGGATAACTAGACGGATACACCACGCGATCCATCAGTGCCTTAATAGCAGTGAGATCAGCAGCAGTAGTATTACGGCTCAGAATAGTCTGTGTCTCGATAGGAATGAGACCATCGAGGTTACCACCCTGTGTAGCAGTCACACGCTTCTTAGTAACAGACGCAGCCCCACCAGCAGCAGCACCACTCAGTGCATACCACAACGCGCGTAGCACACGGCCACTACTTCCATGACGCATTGCCTTAGCAATCTTGTCATCCTGCTGACCAATGCCATTGAACTGGACATAGCCACTCGTAACACCAGTAGTGGCATCAGCAGTGCCAAGGGTATTCGTGTATCCGGTGAATGGGACTTTCCCATCTCCACTAAGACCATAGACGGCCATCCTCATTCTCCATCTGAGTAGGGGAGCATAGACGCTAACACCAACCTCCCCAATACACAACGATTACTGCACCTTCTAATATTAGAAATCGAAAGCCCCCCTTCTATATATACATAAGCAATAGCTAGGAGACTTGTGCGCGGACCACAGCCGAGCAATTACTTACTACCCCTTTTTGAAATGTAGGGGGGACTAGGGGGGGATGTGTTTATCTCTAGTATACCATATGCATGTCATCGCGCAGTGGTGCCGATGTGTGCTTGGTCCGTGTAATCGCTATGCGGTAGTGTGGTGTGCGAGTGTGCATGTGTCGCGTCATGCTTCTATCCCCAAGCGTTGCCAGCGTTGCCTAGCCTGTCTGTATCTCGGGAGCATACCAGATTGTTACGATAGCAATACATGGACCTGAGTTGGCCATGCCAGCAGGAGCACGCCACAGACCCACTAATTTCCCATGGGGTATCATATGTCCCACTAACACACGGCTTCTAGCCTATGTCTAAGCTCTGGCAATGTAGTATACACGTTTTAACATTGGTTACTATTCGTTGTCATATGCATCAACATGCATGTCTCAGACCCACATATTTCATCTAGTGATATGTCTCATGCCATGAGCAAACACATGTTGGATCATATCGTGAGACAGCAAACACATGTCTCTGTCTGTCTCTGATTGTGCCTAATTATCCCTAATCCACAAACGCTTGACATAAGGCTTGCATCCTGTTATTATGTATGAACGATAACGAGTAACTAGTTATCGTCTGGTCTTGATGCCTCGCATACCGCGATCGCACGGGAACCAATAGGAGTTGATTATGGGTATGAGCACAAAGCGCGCTGCCAAGTCTAGCACGGCACTCACCAGCAAGCCGGGTATCGGACACAATCAGCCACCGGCTGACGGCTTTCCGACACTCGTTGCGGGATGGGACAGCAAGGTATGCATCCTGCTGGCTCGCGATGCTTTCGACATGCAAGACGAAGCTTCTGCGCTGCATGTGTCCGCTGAGTTGTGCGTAGCGGCTGCCATTATCGGCTTGTTCGCCGCATGGCATGAGCAAGGCTACATCGATGGGGAGGATGAAGACGTTGCATGTCCGCCGCTGTCTGCCATGTCGCCAACCAAGGCAACGGAAGACGTGCTCAAGATGCGAACCATCTTGTTTACGCATTTCTTCCGTGAAGAGGCTCGCACGGAATGGCCCAATGATGACGCTAAGGCCCAGTATCAGGTTCGCGTTGTCGCAGTGCGGGCACTGGTCAATCGTGCGTTGTCATCGGCAGCAATCTTGTTCGCTGACGGTATCACGCTTGACGATTGGAACACGGAGCAGAAGACGTTCGCAGTGCGGCCGCCGCTGTTGATTGAGAAAGGCTGGCGTGGCCTAGGCCGTCTCGATACCAAAAACCACGAGACTAAGCTGTTGCTGGACAACCGCAGTTACATGGTCATGCAAGACGCTGGCGATAGCACGAAGACCAAGAAAATCCGTGCATCGATCCGTCAGCTTAAGGACGCCTACCGTTCCAAGAGCAACGCACCCAAGCTGAAGCGTGACCAGAAAGACAAGGACGCCAGCACGGATGGCTCCACTGCCGAAGCCGTAACCAAGGCGTTGTCTGAGGGTGCAGGCACTTGGCTCAAGAACAAGGACAACTTGACCATCATGGCGAAAGCGTTGTTTCAGAAGTTTGACGAGGAACAGAAGAACTTGCGTCGTGCCGCGTATCCTGAAGAGTTCTGGAACACAATGGAAAAGTTCATCACGGTATATATGGCAGTGACGCGCCGCGACAACTTCAACCCGCCCGCCGGTGCGAGCAAGAGCGGGACAATCGAAAAGAAAGCGGCATAACCACAACGCACAACCCGCCCCTAGTCAGCAATGGCTAGGGGCTTTC